CCATCGGACGTGGTTGCATCATAATTCCACTCAATATCGATACTATATATATCTGGATTCCAAGTGTATGTGTATACTGACACACCATCTGAGTAAGTAAACACACCATTATCCACATCTTCAAATGTAACCCACTTACCATCTAAATCGTCACCACTATAACTATTAGTTGTACCACTATATCTTCCAATTTCTTCGTGAATGGCATTTGTGAATATCACTAATCTATCATCACCATCGTCAACACCTGTGAAATAGTGCATATAACCTGAATTATCTAACACATATATATTCTGATTATTCCATACATTAGTATCAACACCTAAGTCAATAATTTCTGCGGTAAAGTCGTTAAAATTCAAAAACGCAGCACCATAGTTGTCAGAATTAATCATTTCATTTTGATAAACAAAAGATTGAACACTTGTGGCTGGTTGGTCTACAGTTAATGAGTATGTGTAATCATACTCAGCAAAGTATAGATTATAAACACCATACGGGTGTGTATTGATGTTATTGAAAGGGATTGTTTTAGTTCCAAGGTTTACCGTGGTACCTGATGTTGCCCCTGTATATGGTATAAACGTTACTGTTGCTGTCTTACCACTTAAGTTTGTACTTGTTATTCTTGCTCCTACTGCCATAGTTTGTTAATTTTGTCTATTATAAATACTTTATTCTGTTGTATCTTTTATTATTTGTTACTTTTTATTTTTAAGAACCGATTTGTAATGTTATCGAATCACTTCCCCAATCATACAGATAAGTACCAGGAGTTAATCCCATACTTGATATTGTTTTATTTGCAAACGTTGCAGTTCCACTTAATGGACTACCTGAAGTATAACCTATCGGTAAAATTATATCTTTACCTAGTGACCCATCCTGAATACCAAATGTTTGTCCTGAGTATGATGTTGGTGCCGTATATCCTGAACCGAAACTATTAGGGTAAACATTTAGATTATTTCCAAAAAATTTCCTAGCAAAAAATAGATTGGATTGACCAATCACCCAATAACCCAACGTACCGTTAACACCTCCGGCCGTTTGTACCGAACCCTCAATTAGTCCCGTAACATTAAGTGAACCCGAACCTGACATGATAACGTTAGAACCAACCTCTAAAATTGTAACTATAAGACCTGACGGTTCTGCCGTTGGTGTTGGGGTTGGTGTGGGTGTACTCGTCGGAGTAGGTGTTGGTGTGGGTGTACTCGTCGGAGTAGGTGTGGGTGTACTCGTCGGAGTAGGTGTTGGTGCACAATCAACTAATATTGATTTTGCAATGATATTTGATTGGTTGTTTCTATCTCTCATCGCAACCCAATATGTTTTCGTAATGTTGGATATTGGAAGACCGTAACCAACATAACCATTAGGATTCAAAACTGTTGACCATTGCGTTTCATTCAATGCCTCCAATTCGGTATCATATAATCCATTACCTCTATCATAAAAACCTGAACCACCAGTGTAGTGATGTGTACTAACCGCACCGTCATCAACACAAGTACCTGAAATTTCAAAATCTAAAGGACTTTCTGTTGGAGTCGGTGTTGGTGTACTTGTTGCGGTCGGTGTCGGTGTAGGAGTTGGTAAAGGGTCTGGTGTCCCGATAACACAAACATCGGTAACCCCTTCATTAGGTGTTAAAAGAGCAAAGAATATATGTAATGGTTGTGTTACAGGGTTTGGTGATGTATAAATTAAACTACTATTTTTATAATACTTAACATTTGTTCCATCATATTCTACTTTCCATATGTCAGTTGATAAGTTAGTCATACTACCCGGAACGGTTGCCTGACCACCATTTTCATAAATCTCTAAGAAGCCATTTTGTACATAAAGTCCATATCTTATATTTTGATATGTATCTTCATATGAAGTTGGGTTAGTAGAAAAACCACCCATAAGATAGTTACCATTTGATGAAGTTTGAAATGTTACAGATACAGGATTACTATACGTTTCTGTAGAATATGCCGACGAAATCCATCCACCATCTGACCCTCCGGTTGCACTATTATAAGTTGTAGTTGAATTAACATTATTAAATGTAAATGTATCACAAACTTGTGTAGGTGTTGGTGTAGGTGTTGGTGTAGGTGTTGGTGTCGGTGTACTTGTAGAAGTTGGTGTTGGGGTAGGACAAATCCAAGTGGTTACTGAATCATTATAGTTCTGTAAAACATCTGAAGATAAAATTGCACCATCCCATATTTCTAATCTACCAAATTTCAATGCAGAATATGAACCATCACCTAAGTTTGTACTATCTGGTGCACCTATTGCATAATATAAACCATTACCACCTATTTGTTGAGGTACCTGTCTAACAACTGTTGATGAACCAGCACTTTGACCATTTACATATGCGGTTAAAGTTGTACCATTCTGTATAAATCCAATATAGTACCAATTATTAAGAGGTGTTGATATTGATGATGTTATTATACCATCATATGGCCAAACACTAAACTTCAATGTTCCATTAACCAACTCAATTTGTGAATCGTGCCAATCAAAGTTTAACCCACCTCCACCTTGTTCACTCAATATTACACCATTATCGGTTAAATAAACCCAAAGGAATATAGATGTATCTGTAGTATCATAAAATGATTCAATTGATGTTGTGGTAATAATAAATTGGTCATTACCGTTTAGGACAATCGATGAAGTACATCCATCATTTTGATGTGTTGATACATTACTTAAATAAGCATTAGTGTTACCCAAAATGTCCGTAACCGTTGTTCCACTTCCAGAATATGATATTGAATCATTTATGTTTAAGTCAACAATTTTGTTATATGGAACCATTGTTGGTGTTGGTGTACTTGTTGCCGTTGGGGTTGGGGTACTTGTTTCCGTAGGTGTTGGTGTTGGAGTTTCCGTTGGTATAGGAGTTGGTGTCGGTGTTGTTGGGCAAGGTGCACACGCATCTCTATATGTTGCGGTATTAGTGCCATCTAAATTAATAGATTTAAAATAACCACCATATGTGATATATCCATAACCGTTAAATCCTGTAAATTCGTTTGAAACAAAAATATTTGATTCACAAAACGTTAATCCATCTCCTGTCACATAAAATCTTGGACATTCACCCTCTGGACAGTCACAAACATCAGGACCCTCCCCTATTGATATTAAACCATAAAAATTTGTTGACGGGTTTAATAAATTATATTGTATATCATTATTTGGAATTAATGTATATGATAAATCTGTGTTTGGTATTAATGTGTAATTAATGTCGTTTAACGGTAGTACCAAATACTCTAAATCACTACTAGGTATTATTGTACTATTTAAATCGTTAGTTGGTATTAATCTATAAGTAAAATCATTATTTGGAATAATCACATATAGTATATCATTACCGGGAATAATCACATATGTAAAGTCGTTATTAGGTATAATAGGTGTTGATGTTGGAGTTGGTGTTGGTTCTAACGTTGGTGTCGGCGTAGGTGTACTTGTCTCTGTTGCCGTTGGTGTAGGTGTAGGCGTTACAGTTGGGGCACTAGTGAATGTTGGAGTCGGGGTAGGAGTTTCAGTTGGAGTTGGAGTATCTGTAGGTACCGGAGTACTTGTAGGTGTAGGTGTATTAAACACTAATTGTGCAAACACTTCATATTCATAACCATCTATTAATATTTGTCCAACATTAATGTCACCACTTAAATCTAATTCACTAAATAATCTATCGACAAATTCAACTCTAGTTGTGCCGGATGTTTGGCCAGATAAAATAACAACGTCAGCTTGAACCGTTAATACCTCAGATGATAATAGATTTAGATACGAAATAACAGGTATTGTTATTTCCTGATTTATTAACTTACTACTAATAACGGTAAAATCAACAATAATCGACCCAGAAGACACTTCAATTTCTAAATCAAAACTAATTGGTTCAACTGTGGGTGTAGGTGTGGGTGTAGGTGTTGGAGTACTCGTTGATGTCGGTGTTGGAGTATTAGTTTGGGTAGGTGTTGGAGTTGGTGTAGGAATAGGAAGACCTGAAATATCATCATCACAATTAATTCCACATATTGAAAAATCATATTGATTTAATCTCGTTAAGAAATTATGTCTAACATGTACAAAGTCTAATGGGTCCTCATAATATTTTATTGACTTAATGTTAAAACAAGAAACCCCATTGTGTACATTATTCATTAATCCTGTACCGCCACCCCACGATTGAACATGTGGTTGCACCCCTCTATCTGACGTTATTATCTCCTCCCAATTTTTTAATTTATAAATTGGTCTACCATTTAGATAGATTTTTAACGTACCTAACCTATCTTGTCTTTCATCTGCCCACTTTTTATTTAATTCTTCGGTAGTACTGTAGATTGTGGTTGTTGTTGAAGTTACTGCGGTAACTTCGGTGTTAACGTAGTCTATAGTTTTTAAACCGACCATATCGTTCCACCCACCGTCATTCTCAATATTACAATCAGTTAATCTTTTATTTCTATCAAAAACAATTGTTATGTTAAAATCCTTATCTTCATCGTTAACACACAATTGAGGTGTTTCACCACTTGCAAGATAAAAATCCTCACCGTAACCATTTGTACCACAATAACCTGAATAATGAAAAGAATTCCATTTTATTTTTTTATCGGGAGTAAATCGAAAAGATAAATTATTATCCGCATAATTTCTTACGTCATCATCCCCCCTAACACCAATATAATAAAAAACACCGCCAGCTGACCACGGTAACGATTCTCTATTAAAAATAAAATCTAAAGTCCAACCTTTTTCAGTTCTTCTTTTAATAATTGGGTCACAATTATCTATACCGTCACCCGTATTAAATTTATAAGCCCAAGGTTTATTAGATAACTTTAAAGGTTGTGAACAACATTTAGTTAAACTTTCTAATTTTTCTTCACATTCAATAACTTCGGTTGAAAAATCGTCAATTACACTATTAAAGGTTAAAGGAACGTCATCTTTTGATAATATCGATTCGGTATATGATATATTAAATCCATCTAAAGATGTAATAAGTGAGTTGTCAGTTACGTTTAAAATACCATTTTCGTCATTCCTTGGGTCCTCCAACGGTCTATTAAATGCAACAATTTTAAAATAATGAACATTATCGTCACTTAAAATTAAACTAAAAATATTATTATTAAGTATCGTATGTATAAACCCCACCCCAAAATGACTAACAAATTGGGAATAATCTACCGTCATAATGACATCAAGGTAGTTGTAATCTACATTATTGACTCTATTATCAACTTCTTTTAGGGTAATAGTTTGTCTTTGACAACTAAATCCACCTAAAGAATCATTAATTGTTAATCCAGAATAGTTGATTTGCGTACCTAAATCTAGCACATCTACGTTGTAATCACCTTGAACCTTGGATAATTCATAGTCATATAATTCTGAACTATCTAACTTTATATCCAACTTGGTACCGTAAAACTTTAAAATATTTTGGTTATTCATGTTATTATAAATATCTTTCCCTTCGTTTGATATTTATAATAAAACTGATTTAGATGAATAATTTTATTAAACAGGTAATTGAAGAGAAATTTGCGTCAAAATCGCAACAACGTTTCTTCTATGCTAAGGCCAACGAGAAGGGTGCAACTAAGAAAGAAAAAGAAAAGTGGGGTAAGATGGCAAAAGAGTTATCAGACAAGACTGACTATAAAAAAATACCAAATAAGGTTGATGAAACCGACCCAAGTCAAGAAGAGTTACAATTTGATGAGATTGTTGATGCTGATGGTAACATCATGACAGGTTCAAAACCTGCAAACGCTAATACTAAAGGTATTACATCAAAATCAACAAGTGATGACGTTGTTAGGTCAGCGATGGGACAAATGGGAACATTCGGTATTGCGGGTGGAACAAGAAAAGGTGCTACAACAATGAGATATTGGGGAGAGTCTGATATGAGTAAGGCATTGGGATATGAAGACACGTTAGGAAACGATGAGGACATTGAAGATGCTAAAAGTCATTTTGAGGATGAATTAGGTCTTTCAGACGAAGAAGCAAAAGAAAGAATGGCGAAAATGGGTTACGATGAAAAACTACCCGAAGATAAAGTTAGACTTATTGAAACTTCTAAAAAATTCATTGAAGAATATATCGAAAGTATCTTAAAGAAAAAAACAAAATCAGATGATTTGGTTAAAAACGACCAAACTGAAATAGACGAAAAAAAAATTAACCCAATTTTAATGAGACAATTAAAATCTTTAAAGAGTTCTTTAAAAGATAATGATTTAACAGTAAAAGACATATTAGACTATCTAAACGACAATGAATAAAGAATTAATGGGTAGAGAGTTTAACCTACCTGAAAATATCATACAATATTTGGCAACTAAACTATCTCAAAATAGTTCAGACACGGATGGTACTATGCGTACAAAAAATTTACTACAAACAAAAAAAGTTAATTACAACCAACTTAAAAGAATTTTACACGACATGAAGTACATGGATAAAACCAATGAAGGTGTAAAATATGAATTATGTGGAGGTGAGTTAATGGAAAAGTGGGGTAATCAAATTTTACATTTGGAAAGAGGTCAAGTTTCAAATAGAAAAGATTCAAGACAAAGAGCCGATAATATTGGTGCAATTAATGGAATGAGAAAAAATTCACATTTAAGTTCACACACAAAGAAAGATAGTTATAAAACACCAATCAATACAATGAAAAGTAATTCAGAAAAGACATCAGTCTCTTCATTATCACTTTCAAAACTATTTGAGGAATTAACAAAAAGTAAAAAATTAAAGAAATAATATGGCAACATTATTAGAACAATTAGCAGAAAAAGAAAGAGTTGCAAGTTTAGCACGTAATTCTTACACAACTGACGGAGCATACAATTCAAGCCACATAAACGCTTTATCTGACGGAGACGAAAAAGGTAAGGGTGAAATTTCAGGTAACATAGGTTCGTCTGTGGATATTTTAAATAGAAATGAAAGTTTAGGAAGAAACACATACAATCTAAGTAATGGATATTCTGAAGCGAATATCAACGCATTGTCTGACGGAGATGAAAAAGGTAAAGGAGATTATAATAGTAGTATTGGTTCAAGAACCGATATTTTAAGTAGAAACGAGAGCTTGTCAAGAAACATTTACCAACAACAAAATCAATATGGAGTTACAAATGTAAACGCATTGTCTGACGGAGATGAAAAAGGTAAGGGTGAAAATAATGACAACATAGGTTCTTCTTCGGACATTCAAAATAGACTTGATAACGTTGGTAGAAATCCTTATAATAAGGATAATGGATACGGTCTTACACATCCGAACGCATTGTCAAATAATGATGAAAAGGGTAAAGGTGAATACAATGAAAGTATTGGTTCGTTAACCGATATTAATACAAGAACACAAGTTACAGGAATAAATAAATTTAAGTTGAACAACACATATCCAGATTTTTAATGTTTCAAATTACAGAAATAGCAACTTTAATTCTTGAACAAGATAGTAAATTAGATTTATTGAGGAAATCGATTAGTAATCGTTTGCCAATTACAATTAACTATGGTGGTCCTTCGGATGAGGTTAAATCAGGTAAGAGAATTGACATACAACCCGTAATATTAGGTAAAAATGCCAAAAGTGGAAATTTAGTATTTTGGGCGTTTGTCAGTAAAGGTGTTTCTAAAAAAGGATTACCTAATTGGAAAATGTTTAGGGTTGATAGAGTTACCGAAGTTAAATTTAATTTAGGTGCACAACCATTTAAATTAATTGACATACCGGGGTTTGTTAAAGGTAAAGCACCCGGAGCAATGAAATCATTATCAAGTGTTGATATCATGTCACCATATTGGTTTGAGGATGACAAGAGGTATACAAAATCCCCAATCACTAAACCAACGGTTAAAAAACCAACAGCAACCAAACCCGAAGTTGCACCGATTAAACCTGAAGTTACCCCAATTAAACCAGAAGTTACTCCCGAACCATCGGAACCAAAAACAATTGAGAATCCTGAAACATCAAATAAAGATTATTCAGGTGAAATATATAATGGTCTTAAATCCAAGATTGTTGATACTAACGGACAAAAAACAATAACAACTAAAGATTATCAAGACGCTTTAAGTGATTTGTATAGAAAACAAGAAGATGAGTGGAAAAATTACCAAAGAAAGGTTTCAGGTAATGATAGACCAGGTGAAGGAACAAGAAATAGATTTCAAAAAACCTCAAAAACACAAATAGATTCACTTCTTTCTAATGATAACATAACAGTAAGCGACTTAAGTCCTGAAACGTTATCTGAAAGATATAAAATACAAATTAGATTTAAACAGTTGATTAATTCATAATTTTAAAATATATTTAGAATATGTCACAATTAAATAACGGCCCAATTACATCAAATGACTTGATGCAAAGATTAGTACAGGCAAAAAAGGTATTAAATAAAGTTGATTCTGGTAATTATCAGAAAGGAAACATAGATGAAAGTATGATTAATCGTAATGATGATTATGACGATTATGATGAAATTCCAGTACAAGTCCCATCAACACAGTCTACCCCAAATATGAGGTCAGTTAGTCAACCGATGAATGCTGATAGAATTCAAAATTCTAAATTACCCGACGCAATTAAAAAAGCAATGATGGAAAACCCAATATCACAAATATCCCTTAGTGATACATTAGACATGGATTTCGTTAAAGGAGCAAAAAGATTAATGGAAGCTGAAAATGCTGCCGCAAGACCTCCACAACCTAAAAAATCAACTCAACAAGTTAGTGGTAATATTGACATGAACGCAATTGCCACCCTAATTGAAAATACCGTTAGAAAGGTTATGGATGAAAAGTTAAATCAGATTTTATCCGCGTCTACAACACAATCAATCAACGAAAATTTAGTACTAAAGGTTGGAGATTCAATCTTTAAAGGTAAAATTACTGGTGTAAATAAATCTAAATAATATTTGATTTAATGGAATTTTTTGTCTATATTTTAATTAGATAAAGAATTATATGTCAAAAATACGAATATTAGCAATACCCTCCGATTCACATGGAGTTGGTAAATTTAGAATTTTAGGTCCGTACACGTTTATTCAGGAAAACTATGGTGAAGATTTTCACATAGATATAAAATCCAATGTACCCGATGATGATAAGGAGTTTGAAAATTACGACATTGTAGTTTTTCATAGCTTTATACATTCAAGTTCTGAGTTCGAAAGAAATATCGAAAGAATTGAATGGTTAAAGAAAAAAGGAATTATAACAATAGTAGATAATGATGACTATTGGGAACCTGATTTCAGACACCCAATGCACGTACAAATTGTTAAATCGGGAACACCAAAGAAAAAAGTTCAACTATTAAAATCTGCCGATTACATTACCGTAACCACACCAATATTCAGAAACACAATCAAATCAAGACTCGGGTTAAACAATGTTCACGTTTTTCCAAACGCTATCGATGAAACTGAATCGCAATACAAACCTAATCCCACAAAATCCGATAAAGTTAGATTTGGTTGGTTAGGAGGTTCTTCCCATTTTCATGATTTAGATTTGATGACAAGTGGAATCAATTCAGTATATTCTTCACATAAAGACAAGGTTCAATTTGTTTTATGTGGGTTTGACTTAAGAGGTACTGTAACGGAAGTTAATGAACAAGGTCAAAGACGACAAAGAGACATTAAACCACATGAAACAGTTTGGTTTCAATATGAAAAAATCTTCACCGACAATTACAGAGCAATAGACGAAGAATATTTAAAATTTCTTAGTTCATTTAAAGAAGAGGAATATAATGACATTGATTTACCATATAGAAGAAGATGGACAATGCCAATTTCAAAATACGCATTGAATTATAATCATTTTGATGTATCTTTGGCTCCGTTGGTTCCCTCAACCTTCAATGGTAATAAATCACAATTAAAAATTATCGAGGCAGGGTTCCATAAAAAAGCGGTAATTGCAAGTGAATCTGACCCATATACTATGGACATTATAAGTGCCGTTAATGAAGGTAAATTTAACGATAACGGTAATGGACTATTGGTGGACAAAAATAGAAACCATAAAGAATGGGCAAAACACATGAAGAAGTTAGTCGATAATCCAAACATGATTGAAGATTTAGGAAATCGATTATATGAAACAGTAAAAGACACATACTCAATGAAAAAAGTATGTAAAGATAGAGTAGAATTTATTAAATCAATTATTAACAATTAAAACAAACAATTATGCATTATTTAGTTACAATCGGTTACGAGTCAGAACAATTGGACAGAGAAGGTAACCCACGAGTTAAAAAGTACAAATACATTATCGAAGCTGAATCAGTAGAAGAAGCAACAATAGTGGCATCTAAGTACAGAGCAGGAGATACACGCTCAAGTGAAAGTATTTCCGTCGGCAAAATGGCCATCGAATGTGTTATCGATAGTAAAAACACACCAGAGTATTACAAAAATTAATAAACCCTAAACACCAACCGTATTATGGAATTTCACAGTAGAGACATACAAATTATGCGTCAATCACAAAGTAAAATGGCATTAGAGTACCTTAGTACGGTTGGTGTCATGGTTACATTTGAGGAATTACAACGAGTAACGGACATATTCGTGGAGTGTTGTTTAAGACCTCAAGATAACGACTTAAAAGACAGAATTAAGAAGTTAGATAAATGGATTATAGAAAAAAAAGTTAGTCAAAATGGATAAAGGTGATATCGAAAACTATTTGAAAAAACTACAAGATTTAGATGAACAATTAAGTGATGATGATGACATTGACGAGTCAGATTTTATGACTCAATTAAATAAAGTATTGGGAGGATTATCAAATGATGTTCAATCTGAATTAGTTAAAAATAATGAAGTCGCTTTAGGTGGTTTATTAAAAGTTAAAGTTAAAAAGTTAGACGCAAACGCAGTCATCCCAACATATTCAAAAGATGGAGATGCTGGAATGGATTTAACAATAACAAGTATTATTTCGGAAACCACCACCGATGTTACATACGGTTTTGGTATTGCATTAGAAATACCTAAAAATTATGTTGGATTAGTTTTTCCTCGTTCATCCGTTAGAAAATATGACCTATCATTAACTAATTGTGTGGGAGTAATCGATAGTGGATATAGAGGGGAAATACAAGCAACATTCAAAAAAACAAGTTGGTTGAAAGGTGATTCTTCAGATAAATATGTAGTTGGGGATAGAGGGTCTCAAATCATTATTTTACCTTACCCTAAAGTCAGTATGGTTGAAAGTGAGGAACTATCAGACACAGAAAGAGGTGATGGTGGGTTCGGCTCAACCGGTAATTGATGATATTTATAGGTTAATAATAATAAGAAACTAAAAAACACATTTTGAGCGTAAAACCTAAAGTTAGTAGACAAAAACCCACAGTGGTTGTTGAAGAAAGAAAGATTTCACATAAGGACAGAATTAGAGAAATCATTAAAAAACCAAAAGAGAAATTCTTAACTAGTAACCAAGAAAAATATTGGAACATTTTAGGTGAAAATCAAATTACATTATGTTTTGGACCTGCCGGGGTTGGTAAATCATACATAGCAATGAAAAGAGCAGTAGATTTATTACATGATAACGATAACAAATATGAAAAAATAATAATCGTTAGACCTGCAGTAGAAGCTGAAGAAAAATTAGGTTCATTACCAGGTGGTTTAGAAGAAAAATTAGACCCTTACATATACCCATCGTATTATTTGTTAAATAAGATAATCGGTAAAGAGGCGAGAGAGCAATTGAAAGATGAGGGATATATTGAAGTCGCGGCATTGGCGTACATGAGAGGATGGAATGTGGATAACACTATTCTTGTTTTCGAAGAAGCACAAAATGCAACACCATCTCAGATTAAATTATTATTGACTCGTATTGGTTATAATTCAAAGTTTTTCCTTTCGGGAGATTTAGAACAATCTGACAAATATAAAGATAAAACGAAATCAGGTTTGTACGATGCTAAGAAAAGATTAGGTGACGTTAGAGGTATTGGAGTATTTGAATTTGGTATGGAAGACATCGTCAGAAATCCAATCATATCGGAAATCCTTAATAGATACGATTAGGGTTTACTTATAACATATTTGATTGTATATTTCTTTTATGGAAGTATACATTAGTATTGATGGTGTTTTAAGAAACACAATACAAAAATTTGACTATCACTACGGTGAATCATTTATCGTATCGGAAACTGAAAATGAAACCGATTTTGAATATGGGGTAACTAAACCTATATTAAATAATAACTTATTAAACTCCTACAAGTTCCAATCAAGGGACGAGTATGAGTTTTTTTTGTTTATGGAATATCCAATAGAAATATTTGGACATGCGGGGATTAGTTACTCCACAACTTTTACCGATTTAAACAAATTATTGTACGAAAATAAAGAACATAACATAACTCTTGTTGGTTTGGACGAGTTAGGTAAAGCGAAACCCGCAACTTTATTTTTTCTTTCCAAAAATGGTTATTTAGGTGATAATATTAAATTTGTAAAAACAGAAAACTTAGATTCTGCTTGGAAAAATTGTGATTTATGGATTACCGATAGTTTAAACATAATCCAATCATGTCCAAAGAATAAAAAAGTGGTGAAATTTAACACCAAGTATAATGAACACTTTACTAATCCATTAGAAATTAATAAATTAACTGAAATAGAAACATCATGGTTGAAATCCTCGGAAAATATTATTACGTCGACATTGACTCAATTACTGAGAAATGTAAAACAAATGAAACTGTCATTGACGAAGACGGAACCCAAGCAACTGAAATAAACATATTCAAGTATGAAATAATAAAAATGTGTTTAGAAAGAATATTGTCAGAATATCAAGAAATTGACGAACAGATGGGGGCGTTTGCCACCAATGAAATGTCACTATCTTTTAAATTGGCATTTAATACACTATTAAAAAACGAAATCTTAATCGAAGAATGAGCAAAAATCAAACAAACATTGAAAAATTAGAGTCGGCATTAGGTAGACTCGAAAATAAGGAAAGTATAATTTACTTTCTAACTTATGACACTAAGAACAATCCAAGAGCATCCGTAAAAAATATTTATGACATGGCCCTTGTATTGAAAGAAAATGGATATAACGCCAAAATCTTAGTTGAAGATAAAACGTACACAGGTGTACAAAATTGGTTGACTGAAGAATATCTTAAATTGGATGTAGTTTCAATTAAGGATGATAAAATTGAGATTATGGTTGACGATGTCATCGTAGTGCCAGAACACTATTCAAATGTTTTACCACAATTAACAAACGTTAAGTCTGTTAAAGTAATTTTAGTACAACAAAAAGACTATATTTTTGAAACGTTATCGATTGGTAGTAAATGGAGTGACTATGGTTTTGATAAAGCAATTACCACAACCGAAGAATCTAAGAAATATATCTTAGAATATTTCCCTGAAAGTTTAGTTCATATCATTCCACCATTTATTGGTGAGAATTTTACTCCAAGTGAAAATACAATTAAACCGTTTGTTGCAATTAGTTGCAGAGACAGATTAATTCACAGAAAATTAATTTCAGAATTTTATTTAAAATACCCACAATTACGTTGGATAACTTTTAGAGACATGGTTCAAATGACATATACTGAATTTTCAGATGCGTTAAAAGAATGTATGGTATCCGTTTGGGTTGACGATGAAAGTACTTTCGGAACCTTTCCGTTAGAATCAATGAAATGTGGTGTTCCAGTTGTTGGTAAAATACCTAATTCAGAACCAGATTGGATGGACGAAAATGGATTATGGACCTATGACATTAATAAATTAGTTGACATTTTAGCAACATACATTTTAGCTTGGTTGGAAGGTGTTGAATTAACTGAAGAGGTTAAAGATAAAATGAAATCAACTGTTATTCCGTATTCAAAAGAAAATCATAACAGTAAAACACTATCGGTGTTTAGTTCATTAATTTCAATTAGAACGGAATCAATAAAAACCGCATTAACAAATTTAAAACAAGAAGAAACTGTATAACATGAAAAAAATAACAATACTTTTACCCGTACATAAATTAGATGAGGACGACATTATTATGTTGAAAAATGCAGTTGATTCTGTTGAAGATTTCCATAATGACGTAAAACTATCAATTGTATCCCCAAAAAAATTAAAATCTCAATTAGTTGATTTAGGATTGAGTGATAAGTTAGAGATTAACTTTATTGAAAATACCACAAATCAAACTGATTTTACAAGTCAAGTTAATTTAGGTATCACAAAATGTGACACCGAATGGTTTTCAATTTTAGAGATGGATGACGAATACACTAAAGTTTGGTTAACTGCCGTTAGTGAATATGCACATAACTATAAAGACGTTGACGTATTCTTACCAATTGTTAAGGACGTAAATGTTGAGGGTTCGTTTTTAAGTTTTACGAATGAATCTGTATGGGCTTATGGATTTACCGAAACTCAAGGTTACTTAGACAATGAAGTTCTTTTAGAATATCAAAATTACCAAACAAGTGGTGGACTATATAAAACTGAAGTGATTAAAGAAAACGGTTCATTTAAGGATAACCTTAAATTGACATTCAGTTATGAGTTATTATTAAGATTAACACATAATGGAGTTAAAGTTATGGGTATCCCTAAAATCGGATATCAACACGTTAACTTTAGAGAGAATTCATTATTTTGGTCATATAAAAATGATGACAAAATTAAGTTAGATGAAGATGAGGTAAAATTTTGGTTGGATACTGCAAAGAAAGAATTTTTCTTTAAAAATAAACGTGAGATATTATATACTAAAGCTTAATGCCAAGACCCAGAACCCAAAAAATCTATTTTGGGGAGGACCAAGAAAAGGCGGTAGTTAATTACTTAGAAAGTACTGACGACGCGGAACGCAACAAGATATTCAATGAATATTTAAGAGAACCTCTCACAATCATGGTTGAAAGTATCATAAGAAGATACAAACTATATAGAAAAGACTTTGAATTTATAGATTTACATACAGATACAATGTCCTTTCTTATTACTAAAATTAATAAATTCGACCATACTAAGAACTACAAAGCTTATTCTTATTTTGGAACCATCTGTAAAAACTACCTTATGGGAGCGATACAGAAAGACCAAAAAGACCAGAATAGAACGGTGTCCTATGATGACATATCCTCGGATATCGAAGAGAGACCCGATTTAACGTATGTTATTGACCACACACCCTTAGATTATAAGGATGTTATCATTAAACTTACAACTAATTTGGAGGAGTTCATGGAAAAGGAGGATTTGAACGTAAACGAACAAAAGCTCGGGTATGCGTTACTTGAGATTTTCAGTAATTTTGACAAAATATTTGAAGTTGGAGAAGGTAATAAGTTTAATAAAAATCTAATCCTCCTGTCATTGAGAGAAATGACATCATTATCAACTAAAGAAATTAGGGTTGCAATTAAGAAATTTAAAAAAATGTACGATGGTATACTTTTTAATTTCATAAATTAATAAAAACTCTATTTATATAGATGAGACCTAGAAAAAATTTAATATCATTAGAGATGGATTCCGCGTTAGCTTTAATGCAGGAAATCTATAATGACATCGTAGAACAAAAGAATACGGCTTCTTTGATTACAAAGAAGATGTTAACTTTCATGAAAGACGCTGAAGATATGAGTGTAATTGGACCAGTCATTAAGGAACAACAAAAGATACTTAATGATTGTACTGAAAAAAAGATATCATTAGTAAAACTACAGGGAGTATTGTTAAAACAGTCTGGAAGTACAGGTGGTAGTGGAGATAAAGGATTTGGTAAATTAACCTTATCTGACGATGATAGAGACCTACTTGAGAAATTGGTTAACGACCAAGATAATGAAACAAAAACAGGTAATTACACACTATAATGTCTAAAATAGATACAGCAAGAAAGAAAATTAGGTCAAAATTAGACGCCATTAAAGCGATTAATAATGACCCCGGTATGCTTGATGATATTTTTAATTCCTTCAAAGAAGACCTTCCCGATGTTGGTGGTTTCATGAACAAACGTATTACCGATATTACTTCAAAAGTTAAAGGTAAAACAAAAAACAAAAAGGATGTATTTGGGGAATTAATTAAAACAGCAGAAGGATTTTTAGGTACCGATACACAAGACAATACCAACCTCAAAAAGAAACCATTAATTAAAGGTAAATTAAAAAAATACGCAAAGGAATCCGCGCACATAACTTTACAAGATTCAAAAAACATCGTATTAAATTCTGTAAAACAAACGTTATTCGGTGGAGACGGTGTGTGTGGAGGAAATAGTGTTTTCCCATCAAATACCGTAACGTTATCACCTAAAGAATTTGATTTCATGAACGTATTAAAATTGGACCCAGAATCGATGTCGGGACAAATAATGTACGAGAATCAAGCAACAAATCAAGGTAATGTTAAATTCAATCGAAAGTTATACGAAACCTTTGATAACCCGAACCCATATTTTTTCCAAACAAAAGATTATAATACGTTATTTTCAGTTCAATGGGACCCAAACGGTCAGGAATATAATATTGCTGGATTACAAGGAGTAACGGGACAAACTCAAGTTGGTGATTTTTTAACCAACTATTATAATGGTATTGAATTTCCTGATATTGAGCATGTTGTTAAAACCGCAATGTTAATGACATTACAAGGAGATGGTGGTGAACCAAGTTCTTTTAGTGCGGGTATGAATGACTTAGATAGGTTACTACAAAAGTTATTTGCACTTTGTGGTAGTCCGCCAAAAAAGAATCCACTTAAATCCGACACCTCAGACCAATTCAATGAGGACGACGAAGATATTTCTTCCTATTTTGATTTTGATGATGTTGAAGGTATAGATTTAGATGATGAAGTAAATAGAAAAAGAAGAGTTTTGAAATTTAGAGATTGTGATAATTTTGAAGTTCCAATAAACTCAAATCACATGGAGGACTTTGTATTTTTATTAAATTCTAAAAACTTAGACCAAAATATTGACGATACGTTAACAAAAACATCATCCGATGCCAGTGAACAAGGTGGATTAGGCATTGATAATTTACAACTATCTCTTTTAAACACTTTTATTTTACAACTACCGAAGGCGTTAGTTAGTAGTGTGTTATCACCTAAAATATTCTTACCAATTGTTATTCTTTATAAACAATTTCAAAATGTGGTATTAACCGCAAAGGAAATTATGAAGAAATTGGCTAAATTATTTGTTAATATGGTTAAGGCGTTATTTTGGCGTTTTTTAGCTGAATTTTGGAAATTCATTAAGAAAGACTTATTAGAATTTATTAAAAAAATTGCAATTAAAATCTTTAAAAATAAATTAAAAAGATGGAAGGGTATTATATTGGCATTAATTGCGTTATTGGTAAAAATTCTAACGGAACAACTTGAAAGTTGTGAGGCGATTTTTAATTTAATATTACAAACAATACAAGGAGCATTAAATGTCCCAATTAAACTACCCATACCGGGGTTATTATTAGTCTTCTCAGATTTATTACCAGGTTATAGTAGTGATAGGGCATTTATGAACGCCAATGAAAGACTAACAGCAATGGGAGTTAACATGGGACCATTATATGGTAGTGAAAATAAATTAAATTCAATAATAAAAGGAATTATTGATGGTCATAGTGAAGAAATGGATGCAAATTCATTTATAAAGATTGCACTAAAACCAGCAGTAATTCCCGCAGGACCAACCGCGGCGGTAATTTCACCGTTAGTAACGGGAGTAGGTAAAATGTTCTAAAATGGATAAAGATAAAATTATAGAAATAGTACAAAACGTTAAAGATAAATCAAATAAAGATTTAATTGAGAGTCGTAACGTTCTTGCTGATGAATATGAAAAAACAAAAACACTTATTGTCGATTTAACAAGACATTTAGAAATTGTTGAAGAGCATTACAACACAGTGAATAATGAAGTAGGAAATAGAATGACATAATATGAAAATAATTGACATTGCGGTATGTGTAAACAATATTGACCCAAAGGGTATTGGTAGAGTTCGTTACAGACCATATGGTTTATATATTAGTGAAATTGAGGGTGGAATTAAGTATCAAGATTGGGATGAAAATGACCCACTTATTGCTTTACCATTTTTACCTGCACATATTAATATTATACCAAAGATACAATCGTCAATTAAATTAATTAAATATGATACCGATAAAGACACTCAAAATGTTGAGTATGTTACGGGTCCGTTTAGTTCACCACATGATTACGGTAGTGAATCATTTACATCACAAAACAAATACACAACTTACGGTGGTGTTATTGTAACAGATAGAAAAGATTTAAAAAATAAAGACGGTAAATTATTACCTCCACTTACTGAAGGTTCCTTTGCCAAATTAAACGATATTAGTATCAATGGTGATTACGGTTCTGACGTGATATTCACAGAGAATGGTGTTCAAATTAGAGGTGGGGCATTAATCAATAAAGATGCCGGTAACAATAGTAACTTTAGACAAAGTCTTTTAGATTTTCCACAAGTTGCAAAAAAAATGGGTAGGTTCTCATTAAAAAAATTCCCACATACAATGGAATTAACTGAAGAGAAAGTTAAGATACCAAAAATGGTTGTATCCAAATTAAAATACCTTGTTGAATTTAATTTAGATAGTTTTACATCTCCAACAAAGTTAGATTTTTTTATCTATAAAGTTTTAGAAGAATATGGTAGTAAATTTACTACAATTAATTTTGGTCAAAATACTATAATTAATGTTAATGACGGAAAAAGTGTTAAGTTAATTAATACTGATAATACACTAACTACACCAACGGTTTCTAAAGTAATTTCGGGAGCAACCAACACTGATAAAATTAAAAGTGTTTATGTGAACATAAGAGAAATTTTACACATTATTGACCAAAGGGGAATTGGGGATTTAGACCCAGCTTTCGAACCTGCAGACTGTCATCCATTTTACTATAGACCAACCCCAACGTTTTTATTAACCACACCATTAACAACTCAAGGTAAAGAAAACAAAACAACCATAGTTTCTAAAATACAAGTTAGAAATAGAATTGGTGATAATGGATTAGTCTATTCGAAAACAAGTCTTTATGCACCATTTATTGATGAGGTAAAAAAAATTCAGAAATTAAAACAAATTAAGGGTGGTGGTGAACAATCATTTGCATCGTTAAGTGCGGATAAATTGTATTTAATGTCCACAAGTCCAAATATAGGGGTAAACGTTGAATCAATTAACTTTAACGAATTAAATGAATATGAATTAACCCAAGAGAACTATATTAAAAATATTGACCCTAAAACATATGCAACTGTTAGGGGTGAAAATCTATATAATATAATAGTTGCATTTAAAAATATTATGGATAGTCATATACATAATATTAACGAACCATTAGAGAAAGGTGACCCAAATTGGTTAAAATTAGACGATTTAATATCAACTTTACGAAATGACCTTTTAAATGATTCAATTAGAATTAACTAATTGATATTTATTAAATAAAAAGATGTCATATTTCCGTTCATACTTCAACAAAAACAACACGTTAATTAAGGACTCACAGATAAACACTGCGAAAAACCCAAATACTGAGATATTTTACGGTTCAGGGTTTTCTAAGTTTATTTTTAGAGTGGACTTTACCGATTTGAAATCTAAAATCGATAACGGTGAGTTGGTTCTTGATGGAACCACAAAACATTACCTACATTTAACTAACACCATTTTCGGTGATGAGGGATTGATGGGATTAAAAAGAAGTACAGGTAGAGAAAGAACTACCTCTTTTAACCTTGTTATCTTCCCCGTGACGGAGTTTTGGGATGAGGGTGTAGGATTTGACTACGAACAAGCTTACGACTTTACTACGGGTAACGAAACGTTCGATGAGAGACCTTCCAACTGGTTCAATAGAACAACCTTAGATAGTTGGTCACAAGAGGGTGTTTATTCAACCACACCATCACAAACAATTGCAACCGCACATTTCGATAATGGAAATGAAGATTTACATGTGGATGTTACAGATTTTATAAATGAAATCATAACAGGAACAACACCAAATTACGGTATGGGTGTGGCGTTTTCACCGGCATACATGGATATTACTAATCCTGTCGACCAATCAGTTGCATTTTTCACAAAATATACACAAACGTTCTTTGAACCTTTTGTTGAAACGGTGTTTGAAGATACGATTGAAGACAATAGAGAGAATTTTATTGCGGAAATCAATAGAAACCTTTACCTATATGTCACTAAAGGAACCAATAGTTATGATTTAGATGAATTACCAATTGTTGATATATTAGATTCATCAAGTAACCCGATACCAAGTCTAACGGGTCTTACAACTACTAAAATTAGAAAAGGTGTTTATAAAGTAACTTTCGGATTAACAGGGGTACTTTGTGACGGTAAAAGGTTCTATTTTGATAAATGGAAAAACATAAAATTAGACGGCGTTGATTTTAGTGATGTTATTCAAAAATTCGTACCTAAACAACATACATCATTATTTACCATCGGTGCTAATCAAACAGAATTAGAGAGATATAGTGTTCAATTTTTTGGTGTCAAAATGAATGAAAAGATTAAAAGAGGTGACAACAAAAAAGTGGTGGTGACCTTTAGGTCAATAAATCAACCAATGTCTGTGTTATTTGATGATGTATTCTACAGAATTTACATTAAAGAAGGTAAAACTAACGTCACTGTATTTGATTGGACTAAATTAGATAGAACGAATGAAAATTCATTTATGTTAGATACAAGTTATTTAATCCCAAGAGAATATTTTGTTGAGATTAAGGCCAAAACACATAGTGAAGAAATATATTATAAAGATGAGATAAAATTTGAAATTATTTCAGAAAAATAAAATATTTATAGAAATGAATTTACAACAATCAATTAGAAAACATCTAAACGAAACGATTTTAGAGAACGAACGTAAAATGACTGAAAATTATATGTTCTTCAGTAATTTACAACAAATTCAAAGACAATGTGAAATGTTATTGAAAATGGACCCTAATCAATTAGATTCGATTATAAAAAACGGTCACGATTGGGCTGATGACCACGTGTCTGAAGCTAAGAACAATATGGACCAAGTTTTTGATTTCTTTATGAATGAAACAAAGAAAGAAGATGACATTAACGAATCATATGGTGAAATAGACGAAAGTAAAAATTGTCCAACGGACCCAGCAAAATGGTCAGCATCTAAAGCGGCAGCTAAATCTAAATTTGATGTTTACCCAAGTGCATATGCAAATGGTTGGGCGGCAAAAAATTACAAGGCTAAAGGTGGTGGTTGGAAAAAATGTAAATAATATGAATATTATAGTATCCAAAGAAGATAAGGAATATATAGAAGAATCGTTAAAATCGGGAGAGGTCTTACAAGAAGACCTTAGAAGATGGTTTAAGGAAAAATGGGTTGACGTAAGCAAAAAAGTTGACGGAAAACACCCACCATGTGGTCGAAAAGACGCGGATGGTAAATCATATCCTAAATGTAGACCATCTAAGAAAGTATCTAAAGAAACACCAAAAGTTGCCTCATCTTATGATAAAAAAGAAAAGGAAGCAATGACATCACAAAAAAGAAGAGCGGAAAAGAAAGACCCAAAAGTTGGTAAAGGTAATAAACCAACTATGACACATTTCGACGAAAATAAAAAATTAAATAAAGTTAATTGTAGTGGTTGTGATTGGTCTTGGAAATTGTCTGAAGGTGGAGATGACCCATATGTGTGCCATAAATGTGGACACAATAATGAACCAAAAAATAGTGGTATTAAAGTGAAAATAACTGAAACTCAATATATTAGACTTAATTTAGAAAAATTATCACCTAAACTTATTAACGAGTCTGTTGACATTTCTAACGCATTAAGATATCAATTATCATCAAAAAAGACTCTTGTTGAAAACATATACAAAATTGGAACTGAAGGATATAATAAATTAATCGACGAATGTAGAGAACTTTATGAGAATGAAGACTTAGATTTATTCGGAGATGATATCGATTTAATCTATGAAGATGAGTTAGGTACAGTTGAGGATAGTGACATTATTTTTGATGAAACTCTAATGGAGGCTGAATACCAAGGTCGTAAAGTTCAATTAGGTAAAATCATGCAAGGAGATATTAAGAAATTTAAAGTCTACGTTAAGAACGATAGTGGTAAGGTTGTAAAGGTAAACTTTGGGTTTGGTGGTAAGTCTGCAAAGGGTAAACGAATGGTTATTAAAAAGAATAACCCAAAAAGAAGAAAATCCTTTAGAGCTAGAATGAAATGTGATTCACCGGGTCCACGTTGGAAACCTAGATATTGGGCTTGTAAAACTTGGTAATTAATAGTAAATTACATCAACACCACACTCACCAAGTAACTCAAGACTTTTCTGTTGGGATTCTTCCCATTTATCTTTATTCTTAGTTGTACACACCTGTTTACAGTAAACAATTTTAACTCCTGAATTAACAATACCTCTTGCGCAATCCATACAAGGTAATCCCGAAGTAAGATAAATTGTTGAATTTTTTAGAGACACTCCAATACGAGCAGCATTATAAATTGCATTACGTTCTGCGTGTTCCATCCAAAAGTACTTTTCAGGTCTTTCCTGACGTTCTTGTAAAGAATCGTCCAATCCCCTCGGAAATGAATTATAACCCGTAGAAAGGACCTCTTTGTCCTCCCCAACGATAACTGCACCTATCTGTGTAGATTGGTCCTTAGATTTCAGTTTAACCTGTTCTGCGATGTTTAAAAAATATTCAGTCCAATTCATATTACATTAATTTTTGTTTTGACCAATAGTGTAACATACCATTGGAGAATCTATGTAGATTTTTAGCTTCTTTTTTAAAAACTAAATTACCCATTTGTATTAAGTGAGGTTGATTACTTAAATCTATACTAACAAGATACCCACCATCTGATTTTTCGTATGTTGTCTCCTTCATGGGTGGTTTATACTTTCCCTCATCGTCTAATTTCAACATCTTAACCATCTCGTCTTTCCTCATTTTACATTCGATACTTCTCGAATATATCATTTTCTCTAAAACGTCTAATCTTAATTTATTGTAATCGACATCACCCATTGTACAAATATAGTAAAAATAATTGAAACAAAAAACCCCCGAATTTCTTCGAGGGTTTTTTTATTAATATCCATTAAGATTATCTTAAAGTATCTAAACTGAAAGATTGTAATCCTCTTACTGTGATAGTACCGAAGAAACGGTTATTAACCATTTTCTTAGCGTATCTTGTCATGATACCTTTAATCGGTGTCATGTTAAAAGGATTGTACATTGTTGGAGTTAATTGTAACGGCACGTATGGTGCGTATACATAACCTGCGTCTAACAATGACTTACCTTTGTGTCCTACTAATATTTTATTAGCTGGGAAGTAAGGGTCACGGTAAACTTGGTATCTACCTGCTAATGTACCAACTTTCTCAATACCCATGTTGTATTGGTCTTGCTCAGCACCTGCGTTTGAAACGTGGAAATATTCCAAGTCATCAAATACTGCAGAAACTTCAGAAGATACAACAATCCAGTTTGCTCCACCTCTTAAGGTAGATTTGTGGATTTGAGCTGATAATTGGTTGATTTTTGTAACCAATGTTTGGTTCCAATCTTTTTGAGTGTAACCTGCGTAAGATGAACCACCGTTACCGTATTTCCACTCATTGTAATCCCATTTAGCTGACCAAGCTGCACCTTTACGTAAATCACGTAAGATTTCACGGTCAACCTCTGCTGCGATTTGCTCAGATAATAAAGCTGTTAATTCAGCTTCAGCATCGATGTTGTGGAATGCACTAACGTCTTGAGCCAATTCAGGAGACCAAGAAGCTCTTAATTTTCTTTCAGTAACAGAAACAGTTACAGATTGTAAATCAAAAGAAACTTCACCGATGTTATCTTCAAATTCCATATCAGAGTAAACTCTGAAAGCCAATGAGATGTTACTTGGAGTAAAACCTGAAGCTAAAGTTACGTTTGCAAAACCTGCAGTTGAACTGTAAGTTTGTAAATCAACGTTAACGTAGATTGTACCTTCTTCATCACAAAGGTCATTGTATTTACCACCTGGGTAAGTAGAAGTTGATTTTTTACCGTACTCGATAATACCTTTACCGTATTTTTGAGTTACGATGTTAAAGTTTTTAGACTCACCACCGAAATTAACTACAGCAGAAGCTAAGAACTCTTCAGTATCCATAACAGAACCGTTTGGTCCGATTAATTTACCTTGACCATCTTTAGTGAAACCTGAGAATTTAACAACCAATGAAGATTGAGAAGTTCCAGTTAAACCTGATACAGCTACGTCAGCAGCAACTCCGTCAGAGAATGCAACAATCGCAGCACCACTTAAAGTAACATCATCGTAAGAACCTTTAGAGTAATCGAACAATCCTGTATCAGGGCTGTTACCATCTCCCGCTTCGTAGAAACGGTCATAAAGATTTCTTGAATTTGTACCATAACCAGCATCTACGTCAGTATTTGCAGTTACACCATTTGCTCCACCGTAAGGTGCGTAATGGTCTCCACTGTTTCTTTCCTGAATTTTAGGAATGAAGTAGAATAATTTACCGATTGGTAAGTTCATAGCTTGTACAGATACGATATCGTTAGCTAATAATTTAGAGAACACACGACGGATAATTGGGAAAACTACTGTCTCGAAAGAACCACTAGCATCAGAAACTGCTGCTTCGTTGATTAAATAAGACGCTTGGTTTTCATACAATTGCGCGATGTTATCTTTTTGGTGACCACCAAGACCCTCTAAGAATCCTAATTCGTCCCATTTTTTGATGGTATCTTCTTTGATAACTCTAAGGTGCTTAAGACCTATGTTACCGACCATACCTGATTCTAATAATGCTCCCATTTTAAAATATTTTGTTTTTTGGTTTTATTTTTATTATTTTATTTCATTTTACTCATCAAATCCTTCATTCTCTTAAACTGTGGATTCTCGTAAGCTTTCGCTTCAGATAAAACTTCAGTTGAAGATGTTGTTGGAGTTGAAATTAACTTTTCTACTACTGACTCAGTCATTGGTTTTTTAGTGTCTAATTCAGATTTAATAGAAGAGTAAAGATTTTTTGATTCTTTTATTGTAGAAATTGTATCAAATCTCTTCAAAATATTCAATTTCTCATTTTTTGTTGTTGAATGTTCAGTGAACAATCTTGTAGCGTATGCTAAATTAGCGTTGAATACTGCAACTTCGTTAAGTTTGTCTTTGAAAAGAATTAAAGCTTTTTTGTATTCAGAATTTTGTTTCTTCAACTTTTCAACTTCTTCGTTCATTTCATGACGACCAGCTTGGAATTTTTTACCTTGTGTAGCCGGCTTTCTTGCGTCGTTTGCAAATGTTCTTGCTGCTTCAGTTGCCTCAACTTCCTTAGCGGGTTCTTCTTCTTCATCTTCTTCAGAAATTTCTTCATCAGATAATTCAGGTTCTTCCTCGTCAAGTGTGATTTCATAGATAGTTTCGTCACCTTCTTCATCAAACTCTTCGTTGATATCATCTGGCATTATACCGTCAGTTTCAGCCATAGGGGCTTCAACATCACCTTCTGCCATTTCATCGTCGAATCCTTCTGAATCTAATTTGATGATGTATTCATCATCTTCATCAGAGAAGCTAATAGTGTCACCATCTTTTTTAACAACAATACCATCTTCAGGTTTCATAGCTTTAAACACTTTCAATACTTCCTCATCAGATGCACTAGTCATATCAAGTACGTCTTCTGAATCGTCATCGGCTGGTTCATCTGCCATTTCGTCGGATGCTTCGTCATCTAAAGATGGAGCCTCTTCATCTTCTGAATCGGTGTCATCTGCGGTTTCGTCGCTTATCGAAGTTTCATCATCTCCAGGTTCATCACCTGTAACATCTTGTTCTTCTTCATCAGGAACCATTGGTAGGTCCTCGTCTTCTGCTTGTTCTTTAAGCAAATCATTTAGTTCTTGCTTCATTACTGAAGAAAGTATACCCTTTGCATTTTGCTTTACGGCTTCTTCAAGTGTATTAACTTGAAGTAACGCTTGTTCTAAAACGGATTTTTGACTCATTCTAATTATTTGTTTTGTTATCTTATAAATACTACGGTTTTATGGAAAATTTCGTTTTCAATATCGATATACTAATAAAAATTACTATTTCGATAAAAAACTATCAAGTTTCCCCATTAGTGATTTCATTTTGTCCATATCTTTAGGTTCTTCTTCAACAGATTCTTGGAATTTGTCTCTATCACCTAAATCTTGGAAAACATACGCTCCGGGTGTTGATGGAGACGACACTAAATCAAAACATACCAATTCAAAATCTTCTTGAACGATATTTTGACCTTTAATACTTTTTAATGAACCAACACCACGTGAGGAAATACCTAAAGTTGCCCCATTCATAATTAACATTGCAGCTTGGTCACCCTTAGTGGATACTATACCCATTTTCTTCCAACCTGGAGAAGTGAATAATTTTATCTTACCCATAAGGATTCTACCATCCCACCACGTTTCTAAAATAGAATGTGAAACTCTATCTAAATCGATAAGTGAAGATGAGGGGTGGTTTAACTCGTTAAGAGCACCACCTTTTTGTATAAGTGTTTGGTATTTGTCGTTTTCTCTCTTTAAAAGAGATTCGGGATAGATTCTCCCGTTTTTATTTGGTGTGTCGTACTTCTGTAAAACAGCATAAAGGATAAGGTCTTGTGAAAAGTCCATATCCTTCATTTCTGCTATAATCTTCTTATTGTCGTCGGGAGATACATGACCAGCGTCATATTCAATTAATATTCCTCTTCCCGTTTCGTTTGCTCCTAGTACCTTCATTTATAGTTTTTATTACTATAAATACATCAATATCGAGAGTTAATCTTTGTTTTTGAAAAAATTAAATATATTCCTATCATTTAAATCATTAACAATAATAGTTTCACATATTTCTTTCATTAAATTTTTAATTTCTTTTGATTTAATATCGAATGTCTTTTCAACATAAAACGTTATCTCTAAGTTCATGAATGATTTTTTATCCAATTTAATTCCTTTGGTTCTTACATCTAAATCAACAATACATTCTCTTTTGAAGTATTGATTGTTTAAATCGTAAATTCTCGATTTTATTGTTCTTCTTGTTTTTGCGATTACAGATTCATAATCGGTTGTGTCGTTGTTTGGAAGTAACCATGAGTTAAATTTCAAGTATATTGTCTTTAGATTTTTGTAATCCACAGTACCATATCCTATTTTAACGTTATGATGGTGTCCCAAGGGTAAAAATTTCCCTGTTTTCATTAATTTTGTTCATATTTATTTTATTATGGTGATACATAAAATATAACCAAAATATTTGGTAAATCAAAAAAATATTAATAAATAAACTAGAATATAATGATTATTATCGATTTAAGTAAGGAAAAGAACCTTGAAACAGCTCTAAAGAGTTATAAAAATAAAGTTCATAAAACTAAACAAATTCAAAATTTGAGAGAAAGGAAAGAATTTGTTAAACCTTCAGTAGTAAGAAGGAAAGAAGTATTAAATGCAATATACGTTGAACAAATAAAAAACGGTCTTAAATAAGACCGTTTTTCAATTCTGTTAATCTATATACATTATACCTTGATGGTGACATTTGGGATACTTCATCCTTAACGTCATTTAGTTTTTTAGTTAGATTGGAATCGTTAGCCTCATTCAATAATGTGGACACCGAACTTAAAATACTTTCTTTTAAATCTACAGTCTTAGTTTCAATTTCTTCATTGGATAATGATAGAATTGATTTAAGTTCTTCTTTTTGTTCTTCAGTTAGATTGTTGTTGTATAATACATTAAAGTTATTTGCTAACACTGCGTGTAGTAAATTCTCGTTAGATGTATAAGTTGTGTCTTCAGATACCACCGGTTCTCTTTTAGTTGTAAGATGTTCCATAAGTCTATTCTTAGCTGCAACCTTCTTCTCTACGTTACCTAACATGTCTCTTTCACATAAATGGTCAAGAGCAGCATACACCTCATTTTCATTGATGTCACTAATATCTATTTTCTTATCTAAAGTATTACAAAATTCTTGTAATGTTACCATATGATTTTTTAAAATGGAACCAATCCCATCAACGTATTGTCTTGCGTTTTCTTTATTATCGAAATACTTGGTTTCGATATCTTCATAAAACAAATACATTTCTTTGAAATCTTTGTTTTCTTTAATTGTGTTTAAAATGTCTTTCATTTCCGCCTTATTCTGTTTAGTATAAGCTTCAGTTAATTTACTTAACATTTTAGTTTTTAGTGTTCCAAATTTTGTCATTTTTAATCGTTTAAGATATCTTTTAATTTATTCTCTATTTCATAAATATTCTGTTGGGCCTTATTAATATCAAATAAGTCAGCAATTTCATCACCTTCACCTAACATTCCTAATATTTTATTTTTTCTACTCTCACTCAACGGTGCTGCTGCATCCATTGGTGCGGCTTCCGCTGCTGGTGGCATACCCATATCACCACCCATTCCTGCGTCAGCTCCTGCCGCTCCTCCCGCACCCGCGGATTCTAATTTAGTTCTTTCATCTTCAGAGATACCATACTTCTTATCGACTTCATCAAACACACCAGAACGTTTTATGATTGTGTTAGTTATCATAAGTTCAGCACCTAATGCACGCTCAAGACGTTGTTGTTGTAAATCTAATACGATGTCGTTATCACTTAAACCAAGGATATTCTTTTTAGCCCAAGTATGTGATACAGGTAAAATACCCATTTGTGATTGGTCAGATGTTGCATCCTTATATAAGGTAATCTTTTCTTTCCACTGTTCGATACGTAATAAATCAGATTGAGCAGATGGGTTTGTTAAGGATAATGTGAAATTGTGTAGTTCATCTTCTAAACCTAAAAGGTATAAGTGAACTAATGCAATTTTATTTAATTCCTGAATTAATGATTTCTGTATTCTATTGATAGTTCTTGCGAAACGAATATCCATTAAAGCAAGGTTCTTACCATCACCAACAACTTCTTCAAAACCTAAGAATGCTTTAGGAATACGTAATGCCGCCAATAATTTCTTTTGGATGTATTCAATATCGGCAATCTCACCTAAATTCGCAGCGCCTGGTAATGTTTCAATCGGACTTGTTTGTGCCGGGTCACGAACAGGAATAAAATAATCTTGGTCTACCGCCATTTGATTATATCTCATATCCACTTGACCGTTCTTTTGGTCAACAACTTGGTCTCTTTTAAATTTATTAGCAACACGTTGTACGTAAGGTTCAATGTCCTTATCATCCATATTACCGACGAACACTTTAAACACACGTCTTTCAGGAGCTCTTGATGTTCTATAAATTAACATCGCATCTTCAGCAAGTAAAAGTTGTTTCCAAATTCTTCTAATCTTATCTAACATAGATGTACCATACGGTAACTTTCTATCGTCACCTAATAATCTAAAGTGAGCAATTTCCCAAGCTTGAAATTCTAAATCTTTATTTTTCCATGCGAATCTTAATTCTCTAGATGGTAATTTAGTATTAGTATTAAACCCCGTTTGATTTGGTACCTTCTGAACCGCACCCTCAATTCTCTCAACTTCAATGTTTGGTAATTGTTGACAACCAATTACACCCTTATCTGGGTCTACTTTTAAATAAACAAAATCATCACCATACTTACACATACCTCTCGCCCACATTTGTAGGTTAGTATTAATGTCCAAGACATTGTTGAATAAATCTGTTAAAATGTTTTCAATTCTTTTAGATTCAGAATATATCGTTAATATCTCACCCTTCTCCGACATCGTTGTCGATTCTTCCGCGTAGATGTCTAATGAAGCAGAAACTTCAGGAGTAAACTCCATAGATTCATAATCATAATAAGCTGATAATCTATTTGGTTCGTAATATACCGATTGGTTATATAACGATTGGTCAATTTTTGCCCATTTATCGGCAACATATTGATTCTGTTGTGCTTGTAATAACGCATTTTCAAAATCTTCTTTACTGTCGGTTTTTAATAACTCATCTTTTGAAAATTGAAAAGATGGTGGTGCCTCTACATTAGGACCTTGAAAACCAAATGTTTTAGTTAACTTTTGAAATATCGTTAAATTTTGTTTTGCCATATCTATAAATACTATTTATAACAATCTAAGTTATTTTTCTCTAATAATCAATGGTTATCTTCGTTTACCGAATAACCATGAGTTTTCTCTATAAGTATCTTTTGAGACGTTTGATGGGTTATCACCGTGAAATAAATTATCGTCTGTCGCCATTAATCCTATTGGGTCAAATGACGTTCCATAAGAATAAAATGATTTATTTGGTTCATACGTTCTTTCAGATACAGTCCACGATTCTAACATCGCTTTATTCGCGTTCTCATTCCTTTCCAATTGATTGAAACACATGTCACCAGCATACAATGCCATGGACATACTCATAATTGAGTCATCGTGTTGTCCTTTCATGTGGTCAGGTCGACCGTTAAGATAAACAAAAGTATTCAATTCACCTAATAATCTATTAGACCTAACAATGAATCCTTTTCTTAATTGTTCTTCAAATGCGGCAACTATTTGTGTTCTTTTGTTGTTAAAATTTATACCGGGTATTTTTTCCGTTGCTTTCTTATTATACTCCCAAATATTTTGAGTATTGATACCATCTATGTATAAATTTTTATAATTCATTTCTTGCAACTTTCTTGATGTTGCAACTCCCATACCTCCTGTAATATCAATTACTATAAATGCACCATATAATAGTCCCCATTTATATGCAACTGCGGCTAAATCATCTGGAGGTATCTTACCGATATATTCGGCCACTTGTTCTCTATCATCAAAATCAACTATATTGATGGATGAAAAATCTTCACTATCTCCTCTACTAACGTCGACACCCATAATGTATCTGTGACCTTGTATTGGTTCTTTCCAATGCCAAAACGTACCCTGCATATATTTTTCATTTGGAATACGAATCATGTTTTTAGCAATATTTTCTTGAATATCACCAGGAATAACAGAATCTCCTGAACCTAAGAAATCACATTCCAATTCCTGAGAAATCATACGTCTATCGTATTTAAACTTTTTAGACATAGACTCGAACCACGACGATAGTGGTTTATAACCATCATCTAAGTATTCTGTATATTTCTCAATATCAAAATCAGACATTACAATCTCATCATCGTTGTACTGTTCCCTATTTAACATATAATGTACAATATCAGTACACTTTATCCATCTTAAATCTTTAGTGTAACGTGGGTCTTTAAACCACCTTAAATCGGTAATGTGGAAGTCATTAATACCACGTAACGCTTGGTCATAAACACCGTAGTAAATTGGGTCATATCCATTTGGGGTTGAGATAAGAATAATCTTACCACCCGTAGATAGGGACGCCATAGATGCCGCCCAAAAATCCTCACCCGCATCGATATACGCGGCCTCATCAAATACAAGTATTGTGGGTGTAAAACCACGTAACGCATCAGGTGAGGTTGCAACTGCCTTAACCTCACAACCGTTATTTAATCTAAATCTACTTTCTGAGTTTTTATCGGGTGAAAACCCAACGTTAATCCACTCTGGCCATTGTTCTAAAAAGTTTCTAACTTTATTAGCCATCTCAATTGCGGTATCACGTTTGTTCGCAATTATCAACACCCTTTCAGGTTCCGTATTTTTTGCTGTTTGTAGTTTTTTTGAAATCCAAGCTGCAGTTACCGTAGTAACCCCCGCTTGTCTATATTTTCTTGTGATATTCTCATTATAAGTTTCATAATCCTTAATCAATTGAATTTGGTCAGGAAACAGTTCTAATGGAACATATTTTTTTTGAGTATTATCGTATGTTTGCAAATACGTCTTTAACGCATATGGTGCATCTTTAATTATTCGAGCATATTCATGTAATTGTTCTATTCTACTCATACTAATAAATATAAAAATTAAAGGTCTCGAATTGAGACCTTCATTTTATTTTGATAACCCTATTCCCATTTGTGAGAGAAAGTCCGTAAAATTCTCGTCTTTATTTTTTTCCATCAGTTCATCCATTAATCTCCTAAACTCGGATTCAGATTTAGTGACTGTTTCATTGTCGACCTTTCTTGATAAATCATAATATATGGCTCCGATTAAGGTTCTACCCATTTCGGTACCTTCCATTATTTCTTTAAACAATAATAAAAACTCTTTAACGGGTAAATTGGCAATGTTTACGTAGATATAGTATTGTATTTTCTTTTTTTCTTCATCTGTTACAATTGCATTAGGATAAAGATTTGTTAATCTTTTCCAAATTGCTCTACCTAATCTAATGTCCCATATTTCATGTTGTATTTGGTCCTCTAAATCTTTGGCCTTTTCATAATTCTCAGGATTTTCAGGTTTTCTTTCTTTACCTAAAAACTCCATAACTCCTTTTATTGCCTCATGTATTAAAAAAGGGAATATCATCGCCTCAGCGTAAATTGTTGGAGGATTTGTTGATGTGTCTATTCTTGTTTTACCTGCACCACCTTCACCTTCACCACCGCCAGCGGCCGCCATCATCTCATTTGGAATTTGCCAATATCCTAACATCATTGTTGAAACAAATATTGAGTACTTCTCAACAATTCCCTCAACACCCATAATAGCTTCTAATTCAGTAGATACCGTCTCATAAAGATATGAACCATCAACAGCATGACCTTGAGTCATTGCGTTAATTATTCTTCTTTTTGCTCTTTCAGGATTTAATTCATTAACGTCATCCGCTAACTCTTCTTCTTTTTGTTGTAACTCTTGTTTAGTTTGACTTTTATTTAATTTTATTGCTTGTTTAACCAATTTAAAATCAAATTGAATCTTATTCTCAGGTATTTTAAAATAATTTCTAATAATTCTTTCACACAGCTGTTCCAATTCTTCCTCATGTGAAGTTTCGGCTCTCATTACTTCTTGTAATATTCTTGCCGCCTGATTCGATAACTGAGCGTACTGACCATTAATACCTGTACCAATGTTTCTAACTCCCGTATATTCTGCTAATTTATCTAAAGCGTGTTTATATTCTTCAGAAGCTAATAATTCTTCATAGTTACTATGTTGCTCTGGTGCTTCAGGGAAGTCAACCTTATCAAATGGAGTTTCCTTATTTGATAAATCGGTTTGAACGTCAGGACTAGGTCTACTGTCGTCATCAAACGTCATTTGTTCTTTCGGTTCTTCTTTTTGACCCAATATGAGTGGTTTCTTCTCTTTGTTTGTTACTTTATCTTTGGCCATTAGTTGAATGAATTTATAATGTCTTTGAATCTCATAAAGTCAGGTAATTCTGAGCTATCTTTTTTAAACTTAGGACTTGGGTCGGGACCTTCATTAGGGTTTTCCCATGGGTCGATAAAGGGGTCTTGGTCAGGATTTACTTTTGGTTCTCTAATATCTGGTTCAACATCGATATCCGGTTCAGCAATTGCAGGACCTTGTTCATTTAATTTTGTACTAATCATTTCCATAATTTCATTTTTACTTGTAAATGAATAATACTGATTTTCTACCAAAGAATCAACCCATTCGTTAACTTCTTTCTTTTCACACTCACATTCTTCACAATCACACTTCCCACAACGACCTTCTTTTACTTCTTTCTTTTTACCTTTTAGTATTTTAAAATCTTGAGCATCAATTTTACCGTTATGGTTTTTATCTAACTTTTTTTGGTTTCCCTTTAAATCTTCTTTAACTTCACCTTCGTAAGTTTCAATTGTTTTTTTAGATTTTTTTGCTGCTTCGACATCAGCAACATAGGTAGGACTATCTTTTGGAATCATAACTGTTCCCTCAGAAAGTATTCTTACTGATAACATGTTTAATTGTTTGTCAGTCATATTAACTAATGTTTTTGGAGAAAACCCCTCCACCATTAATCTTTGTACTATTTCATTTCTTTTCATCAAAATTATTCTTTAATTTCTTCGTTTATTAATTCCAAACCTTTAGATTCTAATTTTTCAACAACCGTCTCATATTCTTCACCAAAATGAAAAGAAACTCTAATTGGTCTTTCTTCTGATTCCTTATCAAAATCTTCCCACCCTAATGCAACAATTCCATCAACCGCGTCAATCATTCCAAAATAATCAGAGTTTTGTACAAGTTCAAGTTCTAAATCTGAGTTTTTTAATAACCCAACTAAATCAATAAACTCAATCTGAGGTGGAACTGCTCTACCCGATGATGGAATTATAAACCATTCGTCTTCCAATACCTCAATGTCGTTTCCGAAAATAAACTCATATTGTCGTTGACCTTTATAGTCCCTTCCAAGTTCATTGATGTATAATAAAAACATTTTATTTTAAGTATTTTCCTAACGCTTCTTTAACACTTTGGTTAATAACATCCGTTAATTCGTTAATATCTAATTCAACAGTTTCATCTGTCATTCCTTGTTCATCACCAATTGGGTCTTCTTCTTTGATATCAAAACTGAAATAATCTTCATCATCCTCATCATCTAAATCAAAGTCAGAATTAAAATCTCTTGAAGTACTTCTAAAGTACTCATCTTCTTCACCACCCGGACTGATTTTCATTTTGTAATCGTCAGTATCTTGTGGTTTAGACACAACAAATGGTTCATCAACTTCATCCTCATCATCACCAAATGATGTGTTGATTAAGTTTTCTAATGCGTCCATTGCGAAATCATTCTCTTCACCTAATTCACTATCTTCAGTTTCAGGTGCTGCTGGCATTTCGTCTCCCATTTCAGGTGATTCTTCACCCTCATATGAATCTTCATCTTCGAATTGTGTAAGAATTTCTTCTTTATCTTCCGAATCTAACTTATCTAAATTCAATGCAGATACAACTGAATTAATAACATATTTAATGTCATCACTTTCCATGTCTTCCTGAGCATCTCTTAATCTTTGACCAAGTTTACCTGTTAATTTTTGAATCAACTTCAATGGGTCAGAATCGTCTCCACCTTCACCTTCTTCAGGTGCTGGAGGTAATTCCTCACCACTTGGTGGTAATTCTTCCACACCCGCGTCAGACATTGGCATATCACCTTCAGCAGGTGGTAATGCTAATGGAGCCTCAGCTGCAACTTCTGATGGAGGAGCCATTGGAGCCTCAACAGACGGTGCTGGCATATCTACAGGTTTGTTTTGTTTTAGAACATATTTTGTTGCTTCTTGTAATTCTTCTTGTCCCTTTAATAGTTCAAGTCTCTTAAGCGCTTCTGAATATGATGAAAATCTATTCTTATTTTTCATAAACATTCCACCAATGTAATCAAGAGAACTTTCATTCAAACCTCTTTTAACATAGTAACTGTCTTTTTCTTTGACAATTCCGTAAATACCCCCTGTTGTAGACTCTTTAATAATCTCCGCACGAGGGTTAGTCGGTGTATTTTTATTTTCATTAAAGTATGTGAGTTCAAGGATTCTTTTTAATTTATCCTCGCCTTTTAATTTCTCACTACCGATTGGTTTTAAATCTCCCATTTTTGTGTTGTTAAATGAAGTTATTCTTATCCTATAAATACATTGATATACGGAAAAAAATAACTCTTGTTATTGTGTTATAGACAATTTTTTATCTGTTATATCCGTTTTTAGTGTTAATAACTTATGAATGTAGCCGTTTCTCCTTAATAATTTGAAGGTTAAGTTCTCGTAAGAGTATTCCCCACCCTGTTCTAAACCACTTTGTCTGAAACGTTTAATCTTCGATTTTAAGGATTCAATTTGGTCAGATAGGTCTAAGTTTGTTTTTGATTTCTCAATTAACCTATCAATTAACTTCATATATTCTTCACCTTTTTCGATTATTTTTCGGTCATCGATGAACTCCTTAGTCTTCTGAGGTTCAACTATCCACTTATTGTTTAATACTGAATAGACACCCGAAGACACGTGTTTTTCGTCAACATCCTGAACATATAACTCAACATCATATCCTTTTATTTTGATATCATGTTTTTCATTCCAAATGTTCTTCTTTGCATCCAAAAACTCTTTTACTAAGTGATGGTAGGTATCATTGTTAATCTTTTTACTTTTACCATTCTCATCCATGTCTACCAATATGTGTAAATCAACATCGGAGAACTCAGACCAATTGTAATTTGATAAGGACCCGGTTAATACGATATCATGAACAAAAAATTCAACTCCTATGAAATCAATGAACTCATCGGTAATCTTCAATAAAGTCTCTCTAACTTTATCATCCATTTTATATGAATCTTTAACTTTTTTAAAAATGTTACTATCTAACTCATCTTTAGCCGAAAACGACTTTAAAATTTTATTATCTAATTCACTATCTTCAAAAAGTTCATCAACTAAGGACTTACCTATCATTTTATTTTTTGGAATTTATATTTACCATTTATATTCGTATTAAAGAACTTACCTTGGGATTCCGCCATTCTAAATTTGGTGAAATGAGACCAAGGGAACTTATAATACTCATAAATACCGCCATTATTGAAAGTGATGGTTAATGTTTCAGTTTCAGTGTCGTACTGAGCTGATTTGATGTTTGATGACGTGATGTCAACGTTAATAATTTTACCGTTAATTTGTTCTGATATAATTCCCATAATATTTTATTTATGATACAATATACGATTTTTTTTAATAAATATCAACATCAATTTTTTGACATTTTGACATGTGTTTGTTTTTTAGAATAATTTATGTTACATTTGTATTGAACTAAAAAAATATTAGATATGGCAGTAGATTTCTTTGAAGAAGGACCAAGACAAAATCAAAAGAGTAGAAGAACTAGCTCATCGACACCAATTTTAGATAATTTCTCAAGGGACTTAATCAAAATGGCCGAAGAAGGTAAAATTGACCCAGTTGTGGGTAGAGATAAGGAAGTTAAAAGAATATCACAGATATTATCTCGAAAAAAGAAAAATAACGTAGTAATTGTGGGAGACGCCGGTGTGGGAAAATCTGCATTAGTTGAAAAATTAGCCATAATGATACATAAAGGAAATTGTCCAAACAATCTTTTAGATAAACGTTTAGTCTCTTTAGATTTAACGTCATTGGTTGCAGGTACAAAATATAGAGGTCAATTTGAGGAACGTATTAAGGCAATCTTAAATGAATTACAGGAAAATCCAAATGTTATTGTATTCATTGATGAATTACATACCATGGTTGGTGCAGGTAATGCGAGTGGAGCGATGGACGCTGCCAATATATTGAAACCTGCATTAGCGAGAGGAGAAATGCAATGTATAGGTGCAACAACGTTTGACGAATATAAAAAACATATAGAAAAGGATAGTGCACTTGTTAGGAGATTTCAAAAAATCACATTAAAAGAACCAACAGCAAGTGAAACCACTGAAATTTTAAATAATTTAAAACCATCATATGAAGAATTTCATAAAGTTTCATATGGTGAAGGTGTTGTGGATACAATTGTTCTATTATCTTCGAGATATATCACTGATAGACAGTTTCCCGATAAGGCTATTGATATTTTAGATGAATTGGGTTCAGAGAAAAAAGTCTCAACTAAAATTCCCGAAATAATTGAACAACTTAAAAAAGAGGTTGACACTATTAAGGAAAAAAAGATATTGGTTGTAAAAAATCAGAACTACGAATTGGCTGCTAAATTAAGAGATGATGAGAAAAAAGTTCAGAAAAAATTAGAGGAGGAAAAAGAAAATTGGATAATAAATCAAAAAGATAATAAGGTACCAGTTGTCATCGATGATGTGTATAATATCGTATCTGAAATGACGGGAGTACCTATTACCAAATTGGATGTTAACGAAACACAAAAATTACTTGAATTAGAAAATATTTTAGGTGAAAAGGTTATTGGACAGGAAAATGCGGTCTCAATCATTTCAAAATCAATAAGAAGAAGTAGAGTCGGTATAAAAGATACCTCAAGACCTATTGGTTCATTTATCTTTTTAGGTTCAACAGGTGTGGGTAAAACATTTCTTGCTAAAACAATTGCAGGTACATTATTCGGTTCGGAAGAAAACGTTATTAGGGTTGACATGAGTGAGTTCATGGAAAAACACAGTGTATCGAGATTAATCGGTTCTCCTCCTGGTTATGTTGGTTATGATGAAGGGGGTCAATTAACTGAGAAAGTTAAAAATAACCCATTCTCTGTCATTTTATTCGATGAAATAGAAAAGGCACACAAAGACGTGTTTAATTTGTTACTTCAAATCTTAGATGAGGGACATTTAACCGATTCATTCGGTAGAAAAGTAAATTTCACAAACACATTAATCATTTTAACATCAAACATCGGAGCAAAAAAAGTTGTGGAATTTGGAGGAGGTGTTGGATTTAACACTACGTCTAAAGAAAATCAAAGTGACCAAGTTAAAAAGACCATTATTGATAAATCTTTAAAACAACAATTTAGTCCTGAATTCTTAAACAGAATTGATGATATTATTGTGTTTAATCCATTGACTGATGATGTGTTAATGAAAATTATTAACATCGAATTAACCAAATTAGTTAATCGACTTGCAGAAAAAAATTACATCATTAGTTTCGATTTGAATGTTAATGAGAAGATTTTATCTTTAAATAAAAATGAAGGTTACGGTGCAAGACCGATAAAAAGAATCATTCAAAATCTTTGTGAGGACTTCTTAAGTGATGAAATCTTAAGAGGTAAGATAAAAGAAGGTAAATTGGTAAATATTAAATGTAACAAAGATGGTATTTTATCAATTGGAAAAAAAATAATGTAAATATTTGACTTTTCGGTAAAGTTATATATATTTATATCTCGAAGGTTCTCTTTGTCGATTACCTTTTCGTTTTTTTTCAAAAGTAAATGGGGTTGAACCCATCGAAAGACCTTAAACCCCGACTTCTCAGTTGGGGTTTTTTATTTTTATTTGGTTTTGTCAAAAATTAAATGTATATTTACATTAGTATGAAAAAATATATATTAGTATTCGCAGTTATTGTATCAGTTACATTAGCGGCATGTGGTTCAGGGTCTACCTCAAATGAAACAACAGACTCAACGGCAACAACAACAGATTCGACTGTATTGGATTCAACTAACGTCGGTACTGCGGTGAATGACAGTACGGCCAAAATCGAAGAAGTAAAATAAGAAATGGGGCTTCGGCCCCGTTTTTTTAATTTTAAATTTTAAACACATGGGAGAAAAATCAAAAGAAAAGATATTATTTGTCTTAAATTTAGCATTACTTGGATTGTTATGGTTTACCATTAATATCTATAAGTCCAAATTATCAGTCGTTGAAAAAAGAATTCATATATTAGAAGAACGATTTGATGCATTTGATAAAAACGTCATTAATAAATAACCTTTAACAAATTACAACATGCCAAAAAAAGAACCATTCATCAGATTGGAGATTAAAGACAATTATAATGATTTTACTGAGTTTTATGATGCCAATAAAGGTGTTATATATAAATCTATTTTAGATGTGTTTGAGGGTTTAAAAACATCAAGAAAGAAAACATTATCACTATTAGTTGTCAGTGAGATTAGTGGGTTAGAATGGGATACTGAATTTAATTTCTCAAAAACTCAAACTAAGATACTTGTAAGAGATGTGATGCCATATTTTGAACAGATTGAGGACTACGAAACTTGTTCAAAAATAAAAAATTTACATTTTGACTTGACAATGTAAATTTCATTTATTATATTTTAAATGTATCAATCGTAAGGATACATTTATTTATTTTTGTCATATCCCTCGGTGTTTCCACACTGGGGGATTTTTTTATAACATCATCCTAGACCCAATTAAAAAGTTATTTGTAATCCTTGTTCCGGGTTGAGTGTTTAAATTCATTTTATAGTTAAAACTAAAACCGAATCGTTTAGTAATTTTATAATCAAAACTCGACCCAACTAAAAATCCAAAATGTCTACCAACTGTGGTACCCCCTGAGAATGTGTTATAATTCAATGGAGAATACATTGTAAATATTTGAGGTGATACCGTTAACTTTTTATTATATTGATACGGTTTAGTCCAAAATGCCACAGCTGATGTTGATAGATTTAAATCGTATTTTTGTTCGGTTCCTTTTAACAATAAAGTAATCAATCCAACGTTATAACCAAAAGTTCCTAATTTAGGATGTGGTTTAATCCAAGTATATCCCAATAACCCCATCCAACTACCTTTGATATATGCAACAGTACTTGAATAACTATTTATTGAGGATAGTTTACCCTTATCATCCATATTCATTTTTGTCATACCTCCTGAGAACGCAAATTGATTTAAAGAAGACCAAACCATAACATTCGCACTGTAAGATACATCACCCATTAGTGATGATTTCGATATACCAACGGACGCCATCACATTATATTTACCATCCGGTTCCTCAGTTGTTGCCAAATCTGATGCGATTAATGTAGGGTTTTGAGATTGTTGTTTTTTCTTTTCTTCCTTTTTCTTTTCTTCTTCCTTTTTCTTTTCTTCTTCCTTTTTCTTTTCTTCTTCCTTTTTTTCTTCAGATTTAGATTCCTCTTTCTTTTCCTCTTTTGATTCCGATTTTGACTCTTCCTTTTTTTCTTCGGTTTTACTTTCAGATTTTGATTCACTTTTTGATTCAGAACTACTTTCGGTTTTTGATTCTGATGAACTACCTCCCGATGAAGAACTACCTTCAGATGATGAACTACTTGACGAAGAACTACTTGACGAAGAACTACTTGAGGAAGAACTTGATGTGGGTGGTGGGGTTGATGATGAAGCTGCAGATGAAGCCGCAGATGACGAGGCGGATGAGGATGCAGCACTACTTGCCGCACTATTCGCCGCTGATGATGCCGCAGCAGACGCAGCCGATGATGCCGCCGCAGAAGCTGCCGCCGCCGCTGCCTGTGTTACTGCCTGTGCTACTGTTTGTTGGACAACTGTTTGTTGAACCACAGTAACCGGCGGTGGACATGGTGTTGCTGAATATGTTGCGTATGTTAGTTGTAACCAAGCTTGTAATTGACCCGTTTGTACCTCTTGTGGTGTAAATGTCTTAATCTCACCATAAAATGAAACAACGGCATTACCATTAACATATGTCGTTGTTGCCACTCTTGTCTGTCCCGTACATTTATCTATGAACGTTTGTGTGAATATTTGAGCTTTAACATCTTGATAAATTAATAATAAAAAAATAGTAAAAAATGAAACAACATATTTTTTCATTTATTTTTTAGTTGTTTTTAACGACTTACCTCTTGGTTTACGATAAACATGTGTCTCTAATACAACACCGACGTTTGGTATCCAAACAGGTATCGTATATGTGTTTGAACGATGTTTTTGATAGTAGTTATGTCTACTATTAACGTTAACGTACTTAACGGGTGTACAAGATGATGCACATAACACCAATAGTGCGATGAATATTATTTTTGTCATAACTATAAATATCAAAAAAGGAGGTTATAGAACCTCCTTTTATATCATTTGTAAAATAATTTTATTTGGTAAAAATACCTTTCTTAACCATACGGTCCAATATTCTTGCACATGCGATATCTAAAGCTTTTTTAGTTGCTATCGATATTGTTGATTGATTGAATTTAATAGGGTCGATAGTTGCATCTGACAATAATGTTAATTGTCTATTTGTTGTTGCTTCACCTAAACCACTCGCTCCGAATAGAACACCAGTTTCGGCATCGGTAAATCTAACCTGAAGACCTATACGAGTTACCATATTGTCTCTTACACCGTCTCTAACGTTAATGGATTCATCTTCTGAAACGGAGTAATCATAACATTCAATTGTGACAAAATACTTTGCTAAATTAATCTTACCTCTACCATCTAATTTGTTTTCTGAAATTCCCGATTGAGATGCTTGGAATTGTTTTACCATTCTATTTTTAATCTCTGTTTTATCTTCCGTGAATTTAAAACGATTAAGATTTTCCAAATATTCCATAGTAATATTCGCAACACCCAAACCTACACGTTTTTCTTTTAATTCAGGATACATCTCGTACATTTCATCCGATATACCCGCCTTTAAAATTTGAATAGGAATTTGTGGACCATCATACTCCAAAAATTGACTAATATCGATTTTTTTTTCGAAAGATGCTACATATTGTTCCGTTTTTGTACTTCCAATTGTTTGCCCCATGGACGCAATCGATATTAGTACCAAAATTAATGATGTTGTAAATTTTTTCATATTTTCATTATTTTATATTATGGTCTTGATGGCCATACCCAACCTTTTTTCCTTCCTCTGAGTCCCAACCATGTTGCCAACCCAAAAAACTGTATAACCCACACAAGACCCATCCAATCTGTGTTCCTCATTTGTTCATCAAAAATGAACATAAAACTAAATAAGTAAATTATCATTGTGTAAAACAAGATTACTTGTTCGTACACTAAGAACCATTTTTTCATCTTTTACTTTGTTACCGGACCCTCGTACCATATGTTATCAGGATTGTTCTTAAACCTTCCATCTATTTTCCATTCAACCTTATTTACCATATTTTGCATTCTCTCATCTTGTTCTGTTAATTCAAGATAAATGAAGAAAGTCTGAACTAAAAGTGCAGATACAATCCATGCCATTGTAACAACTAAGAATGTGTTAAAAAGAATTTCACTTGTTTTATTTAATATTTTTGTCATTTTCGTAAGTTTTATTTATTATCCTTCAGTTTCTTCTTTCTTTTTATGGGAAAATTTATCAAGTGTATCGGCACCCATACCAATTCCTGTAATAATCATCACCGCGTTAACCAATTCTGGTGATGGGGCAAACTCAGAGTGTGAAAATGAGTTTAAAATCATTGTTATACATAAGAACATTGCTCCTATAAATGCAATTACCGGTTTTACCGATATTGAACCTCTTTCATCTTTGAAGAGTTCAATCACCCATTCTTTAAATTTCATAGTTTTCTTTTTTTATTTATTTTATTTTTATTAACCTTCCATGTGTATTTCGGCTATTTCGTCTTTAACCTTACCACATTTTAAACATTCTTCAATTCCGTCACCATCTAAATCACCCCAAACGTGTTCACATTGTCTGTGTGTAAAATACTCATCAATTTTACCATCACCATCGAAATCAATACCATCCATTGTACCATCACCATCTTCGTCAACTTCAACACCCGTTCTAGGTTGGACATTTACTTGGACAGTTTGTCCAACTTCCTCATTTGACGTTGGTAACACTAATGGAGATACATCGGTTGGAACTATTGGATTATTTGGTAAATCGGCGGTATTACTTAATGTTGTACCATCTTCTTCGTCCATTTTCTGAACTAACATCTTATCTTTATCGGTATCACTAAACCAATAGTCAATGATTTTACCATAAGAACCAATGAAAGCTCCCAATAACAATAATAGAAGTTCTTTCCATTCCCCTTCGATTGCTGATTTATTTAATATAGCGAAGAACATTCCTCCAATAATTAATATAAACCCACCTAACACCAATGCAGTTATGTACCATCTTCTGGCCATCATATTACTTAATAAATCCTTAAAACCACTTGGTTGTTGTTGTTTTTCACTCATCTTTTTTTAATTTAAAATCATGTATTATTACCACTTAGGTGCCTCTTCTTTAAACTCATCACCTTCTTTCTTTTTAACGGGTTTAGCGGGTTCTTTAACTGTTTCTTTTTCTTTAATAATAACAGTTTTACCTCCACCACCTGAAGCCTGTTGAGATTGTTGGTTTGAGTTAGTGATATTAATCACTGGTGCCGCCTGTTGTACAGGTGCAGGTTCGTCACCACCTCCAGTTATTTGAGTTACTCCCCAAGTTCCTAATCCCATTACTGCGGTTGTTACCACACCAATTATGGTTTTCTTTAATCCAGATAATGTTCCGTCATTGCTTTGTTCTTGTTCTTCTGACATTGTATTTGTTTTTTAATTTATTTATTGAATTTTATTGAAATCTGTAATTCCTAACATGTTATTATTTTCATCATAGATACCAATTCGATATGCTGATATAGGTAGTGCCGATGTGTATACCTTTAAGATATTGTCACCAACCTTTACTGTTACATTTTCTTTTGATACAATTCTATTGGAAATATCAAATATTTTAATTGTTACATTTCCATTAAATTCGGTTTTAACGTTCATAGATACCTCACTTGATACAAATGAAGTTTCTAGTTTAATACCAACGGAATTTTTAATTTGTAACTGTGGATTAACCACAACTGAAGAATCAGGGATAAAATCGTCTTTTTCACATCCTGAAAGGATAAGCGCAACGAATGCAATCGTAAGTAATTTTTTCATTTTTTCCATTTTTTGTCATTATTTTAGGTTTATAATAGTCTTACCTATTAGATTATTACTATTATCTACCAGCGTCAAATATAAATACTTGGTCTGCATAGATTTAGTGTAAATTTTTAATTTATTTATTCCTATTTTACCTTGAAACCTTTCTCTCGTAACTACTTGGTTCAATGTACTGTCTTTTAACGTTAACGTGTATACTCCAACCTGCTCCAACGTAAAGTTTATTTCCTGACCATCCGATACGGTACTTTCTTTAACACTAAAGATGTCACTCACTGTAACTTCGGGTGTTGGTACGGGTAACTCAGGTTTGGTACACCCAACCAATAAAATAAATGATATGAATATTAACTTTTTCATTAAAAATTAAATTTATTTCCTATTGATATGTTATTCATTAACCCAAACTTTGGATTAGTATTAATATTACCTCTATAAGCTAATAATAATATAAATTTTCTTGAAATTTTATACCCAAAAGAAGTTCCAACCAACGTGTTAAATGTGGGGTCTACTTTTTGATTACCCAATCCAATATCCCAATACATATGTGAATAACTCAACAACACATCAGGTGTAAATGTAAATTTACCGGTACCGTATGTTCTATTAACGAACACCATTACCGATGGTGCACCTGTCCACATAGGTGGTAAAGAATCGGTTATTTGGTTAAAACTATTTGATGCGTTTATACCAAATCCCTTATTCCATTTTCCTTTGTATAATTTTACATAGGTTAAGGTTGTTGTTCTACTATTTCCGATTTGAGTGAACGAAAGAAACATATTATTGTTTCCTTTACCAACATAACCAGATACACCATATTGTGAACCATCTGTTGTTATAAAACCATTACCACCATAAGAGTAAACACCATTAAGTGATGTTCTACCTCCACCCAATGAAAGGGCTTGTAACCACCCACCTACATAAGTTGGTTTTTGTAAGAACACAAAATCAGATGATGTTAAAAATGCACTCGGTTTAACTACCGAACCCCTTTGACCTGGAGGTGGAGGTGGTTGTAAATTATTTACTTGCATTTGCATTTCTCTATTCTTTGCATCTTGTGAAAACGCAATAAATGGAGTTAATAAAAATATTAATATTAGTTTTTTCATTAAAATTGAAAGTTTGTTCCTATCATAAACATTATTGGATTACTTTTTTTATATCCAACTGATTCGCTTAATTTGTCAAAAGTTGTGTTATATCTGATATTGGTGTTTAATATAAACCTTTTAGTGATTTTCCAATCAAGAGACGTACCATAGTATAAATCCAAATTGAAATCGTCAACATATGCTAAATCCGATGCGGTACCATCTTTGAATACCTTGTAGATATCACTCATGGCAAATACTTGAGGTGAGATATTAACTCTTTTTGTTTTAAATGTATATGTGTACATCGCCATACCTCTGTAACTAATTTGACTTGATGATGGCATAGTTGGATAAATCAAATCTAAAAAGTTACCATCTGAATCAACTGTATATTTTCCTTCCCACTCACCTTCATATGTTCCCCAAAATGATTTTGATGCGATTACACTGTAACCAAATGTTCCAAACTTTTTAGTTCTAAACACATCAATAAATGATAAGGTAATATCTTTTTGGAAATCAAAATCGGTTGAATAGAATGATTGTAATGTAGTAGTTCTTGTATTTGTATTTCTACTAAAACCATAACCTACCCCATAATAATTCCATATCGGATTTATCGATGATGCGAATGAGTGTCCCCATTTACCATTTTTAGATGATTTACTATATCCTAAATTTAAGGTAGTAGATACTTGTTTACCAATCACACCTACTGATAAATTTGAGGATGAAAGAACATCTTTTGAAAAATCAATATACGATTCTAATATACCTAAGTTATTCCAATTACCACTTTCTCCAAATAATTCTTTTGGTGATAGTTGTAATGTATCAGGTTTTACAATTTGTGCGTTTGCTACAAAACCAATTAAAACTAACGATATGATTAATAATAGTTTTTTCACTTATTAATCATTTAAGTATTGTTTACAAACATCACAACCACATTTTTCTCTTACCGTTTTCCAATCAATATCCCCACAAACATCTTCAGATTTATGATTTATTTCACGATGGTCGTGAATGTACCTTATTGCTTTATCGGTAAGTCCCATCCACATATCACATCTTGAAGCTTTGCCATCACCACCAAAACTATACATTCTTACCTTATTTTTATCACAATCTGAACAATGAAATATTATTCCGTCTCCGTTTTTATTTGGCATAATTTTTAATTTATTTTTATTTTTAATGTTTTTCCATCTTTATTAACCGCATCCGTTGAACCTATTGAAATTAAACCCAATATATTATTGGTACCTGAAGGTGAGGTAAATTTTATTTTATATTCGGTTGTTTTATCTAAAGACGTTGAACCATCCGTTATTAATGAACCAACATTAATATATGTTCCTTTATTTATACCATAATTCATTGGACTTCCTACCGTTTTAAATTCAACATTTTCAAATTTTAAAATTGAATTATCGTAATTTAATTGAAATTGGGTACCTACAACATTCTGTTGTAATGGGTCTAAAGTGATGTATGCGTAAACCACATTGTCAATGACCTCAGTTAATATTGTTGCGTTTATTTCGTTAGAAGGTGAGGTGGACATGGTTTTTACACTCATGGTCCTAATAGAATTACTACTAACACCACTAACACTTTGTTGTGCCGAATGAGATAAGTTTACATCACCCAACCAAGTTACACTTATGTTGTATGTGTTATTCAAACTACTCAACGTGAAAGGAATTAAGTTACGAGTTGAATTGAATCGAGTTCCCCAATTTGATGTTGTTATTCCATCGTAATCTGATTTGTTATATAACTTTATTAGATTAGTTAATGCGGTTGATTGAGTTAATGATTGTGTACCTGTAAGATGTTGTAATAATTTATACGTGTCAGCCTCATTAAATACCCCATTACCGTCCACATCTGCGTTTAAATACTGAATACCATTTGTTAATCCCATCCCACTTTGATTTCCAAATATTCCACCATCTGCCAATTCCTTAAATGCTAAAAACACATCCGATACTGTTACAATACTATTGTATAATGTGTTTAGTTCGGTTTGATTAGAATGAGATAACTCTATTCCGTGTGGTTTATATGTCATCGTTGGCGAAAAAGTAAATTCGGCTTTCGTTCCATACCAACCATCTTGTAATCTTAATTGAGATTGAAATGTTGATGATGTTATTTTTGATGTCAAATTACCTGTCATCACATATGTTTTCCACCAACCACTTACACTATGAACACTAACCGGTCCATCATATATGTCAAATAATTTAATCGATGTTATATTGTTTGGAGATACTCCTGTTCCATCAAATTCTCGTTCGTCTATTAACAATTGATGTCCACCTAAAGTTGCGTCATATGGATTTATTATCGCCCATTCAACTTGTCCGGTGGATGTTGTTGCTTTAACCCCATTTGCGGTTTTAGAAGTATCCAATAAACTCGTCAAATCAACTTTACCTAAACCACTTAATTGTTTAGCGGTTCCGTTTACTACATTCCAAGTATTATTTGT